GTTCCTTCAACTGAAGCTGCTGGGCCTCCAACTGTGCCTCCATCTGCATCTCTTGCATCTTGGCTTGAGAGGCAGCTTGGGCAGCTTGTTGTGCAGATTGGGCTTGCATCTGAGAATTTTGCAAAGCCATCTCTTGCATCTTAGCCATACGCTTTTTGCGACGAACAACTAAAAGACGCTCAGCTTGGTTCACATCCTTCATGTTTCTTATAGCAATAGCATCTTCAATGTCAAGTTCTTTTTGCTGAATAGACATCTGTATGTTTTGCTCTAAGTAAACCCTGTCCTGATCCTCCATTTCTTTTACAACCTGAACCCCAAAGTTGTACATCGGCAAGTCGCTAAATGAGGAAAGAACAGACATGTTTTCTTTTCCTATAGCGTTTTCATAGTGCCTATACAAGACGCAATCTTGAGGGAGGATCTGGATGCACTTAACGATGTCTTCACAAACCTTCTTGTAAAGAATCATAGAGGCATTAGTAATATCATAGATGGCGTTGTTGCCAGCTGCGATTGCTTGCTGCTGAACACCTACGAGCGTATCACCTTTTGGTGTAGATGCATCCATCATCTCGTTGATACCCGTTGTGTCACGGATCATTCGGAGATAGTGGTTATACAAACCAATTAATTCGTTGATGTTTCGGATGCTGTTACCAATCTCTCTTACAGGCGGGTTCTGGAATCCACCTTCTGGATTCTTACTTCTGTAGTAGAAAACACCAGTCTGTTCGTAAATGTCATGCAAGTCCAGTGGTTGTAACTCCCCGCCTTTTCCAAGCTGCACGTTTTCTAGCCCCTCGATGTCAATAATCAAGCCATCAGGCTTTGCCTTGGCAATGGCTTGTTGAATCTTCAGATGTGTCAGCTGCAACATATCAGCAAAGCCAGTACAGCTGTCCACCATGGACTTAGGCATCATGTTTCTGATATTGGTTGCCACAACAGAATATGACAGCCTACACTTTGAGAGGTCGTGAATATTTTTTGGGATGTTTTTCATCATCCCGTAATTAAACAAGATGTCAGAACCGCCCATAACATAAGATCCGCTATATACAGTGGAGATCTCCATTTTGTGTGGAGTTCTATCAAACACGCTGCCCTGCTTTTCTTCGTAATCAAACCCCTTCATGAAGAAGTTGATATTGCCAAACCTGTTTTCTTTTTCTTCGAAGTGAATGCAATCAACGGATATGAACTCAAAGTCGAGAACGTCAACCATGTATTCGTCATAGCCGTATTCTTGACGCATGGCTCTTTTGTTGTATGACTTTCTGCTGTAAGCGTTAGGGTCATTGCCATCTCTGTTTCTTGCAGCTTTAGCAATACTCTCAAAAACTTCTTCCTCTAGCTCATGTCCAGCTAACCTTTTTAGCTCCTGTATAGAGATAGTTTTAACATGACCAGCGTACATCATGTCATTAAAGCCAGGGTCCTCCGTGTAGCTGTGAATAAAAGTAGAGGGGTCTACATACTCTGTTTTAATTCCTTCGTTTGGGTCGTTGCTTCTTTTTACAACAGACATGCCTAACGCAACCAAATCGTTTACACATCTTCGGAACACATTATCATTGAATGAGTTCCAAGAAAGGGTCATGTTAGTTCCGATCTGAGCTGCGATCTCAGCATCAGTTTTTACGTTTGTACCTAAAAGAATTTCAGCCTCTTCAAGGCTATCAGGAAGTTTATCTGGATCCTCTCCGATAACCATACCTGTATTTTCTTTTAGCTGTTGAAGCTGCTTTTTTGCTTCTACCTGTATTTCTATTCTTCTTTTTTTGTTGTTCTTTTCTGAAGAAGAAAGGGGGTCAACAGCCTCAAGATTTGGATACGGATTTCGAGACAATATTTTATTTGCAACCACCCTAACGAACTTAGGGAGGATTGGCACTGGAGTGTAATCAAGATTAAGAAGGCTACCGTCTCCATCATTGGGGGACAACGATCTTAAAAGCTTTTTGTAGATGTTTGTATCCTGCGTGCCGTTGGCGTAATCTCTGCTTCTTTCGAAAATGACATTTCTTCTGCCATACAACGAGGTTGCGCTTGTCATCTTTCCCCACTGAGACTCAATCGCTTTCGCATACTGCAACCCGTAAGAGTTGCTTTTTTTAGTCTCTGTATCAGCAAGAGGATCGGGAAAGGAGCTTTTACGCTTGTCGTTTGTGTAATTCATTTGTTGATAGCACTATAGGCGTATTTTGCAAATATAACAAATACGGGCTAGACCTTATATCTCCTGAAAAACACCTTCTCTTTAAAGTTGGATCTCTCTTTTTCTTTAGGCTTTTGGGCAGCAAGCAGTGACAAGCCCGAACTAATAGTCAAGTCAAACTTAGTTCTCTTGTCTATCTTGAATCCTATCCAGTCCTCTAGCGTTCTATTGAAATACATCTTGCCAACCTCACCCGTTTCCGAGTCAACGCCGACGTGTTCGTGGATATACTTTTCTATTGACTGAGCGTGGGATTGGATGACATCTTGAGAGTTAGACGGTATACCTTTTGTTTTAACATTCACATGTGAAGAACTACTAAGAAGGTGCTTGGGGCGATCCATTAAGTAACCATCGTAACCTCTTGACTCAAAGTATCTTACAATACCATACTTATTGTTTTCTACAAGCAACGGGTAGCCGTAGTAAAACGCACACATCAAAACATCTTCATAAAATATACTGGCGAGGTCTGGACGAGAGGCATATTCTACTACGAACATATTGGGCGGACGGTTCAGGCTGAACTTGTTGTACATGTGTAACGCACCCTTCGACCCTCTGCCATCTACCGTGGCATCCAAGTCGTAGGAGTCAACCCCTCCACAACCATACTCGCCAAACGGGGCTACCCTTTTACCCCTGTCGATTTTTATGATATTCCTGTCGGAGGGGTCTGGCATCCAGCAAACCTTAAACCTACCGTTAGGTGTAGGGGAGAACACCACCTCTTTATCTTTTTCTTTCCAGGTAAAGTTTCCTTTGATTACAGGATCTGGAAATAGCTCCTCGTTGTGCTCAATCTGTTGATATATCTTTCCAATGTTAAATAGGCTGCCCTCGATGCTATCCCTGAATGCCTCATCCTCCGTGAACGGAAACTGCCTGGTCACCTCGTTTAGTTCTGAAGGGTTGTCCTTGAATGATCTTCGTTCATTTTTTAAATACGTCTTGCTTCCGATAGTGATGAAGTCGCCATCGATTCCCTCTACCTCTTGCTCTGGGTCTTCTATGACTGGGTTTCCGTACTGATCAAAAAATCCTTCGAGTGCGTCATACGCTGGAATAAATATTCTGTACAGGCCCGACCTGGTTCTACCGTTACTATTTCTTTCGTTGGGGTCAGAGTCATACCACAAACCTTTGTACTCGTTTCCACCCTTGTTCATGGGGTTCACGGTGCTTCCCACGATAGCTTTCCCAACCACCTTTCTACCCACGATCAAACATGTCCGCTCGATACGCCACGCCTCGCGGATATCTGTAGGCTTCTCCCACTTGCCCGCCTCATCGAGATACAGCATGTGCAGCTTCTCACCGTCGTATGCGTTGTTCGTGGTGTTCTTCCAGTTGATG